TTAGGTACAGGGAATACCCTAATTAGTGCAGAATGTCTATTAGCTCAAAAAGCACTACATCCTATACACATACAAGAAAATGTATTTCTCTATCAAAAGCCTATCGAAGGTCATGAATATATTATGTGCGTGGATGTTGCGAAGGGTAGAGGACAAGATTATAGTACGTTTAACATAATAGATGTGTCTACAAATCCGTTTGAGCAAGTTGGGGTTTATAGGGATAATTTAGTATCTCCTCTCTTATTACCGGATATCATTTACAAATATGCAAAGACATATAATAATGCCTATATTATAGTAGAAAGTAACGATCAAGGTGCTGTTGTTTGTAATGGATTATATTATGATTTAGAGTATGAAAATATGTTTGTTGAATCTTCAGTAAAAGCAAATGCTATTGGGGTTACTATGACCCGTCGGGTAAAACGTATTGGTTGTTCTACGATAAAAGATTTACTTGAACAAAAGAAATTACACATAAAAGACCCAGAAACAATTATTGAGATGAGTACATTCGTAGCAAAGGGATCATCTTTTGAAGCGGTAGCCCCAAATCACGACGACTTAATGATGAACTTAGTTTTATTTGCATGGTTTACCACCACAGACGTATTCCAAGGTATTACCAATATTGATATGAAAAATATGCTTTATAGAGAAAGATTACAAGAAATACAAGATGATATGTTACCATTCGGATTTGTAAGTGATGAATATGAAACACATAAATATACTGTAGATAATGAAGGAACCGTTTGGTGGGAACAAGAAGACGATAATATAAAGATGCATCTATAATGGAAAAATTTAACTCATTTATAACAGAAAAATTCGAAGAGCCTGTAAAGCCCAAGGACTTACACCTTGTTGTTCTTGGTTGGGGCGACGAGGAAGGAACCTTTGCTGATATCGTATATGAGACAGCAAAAAAGAAAGGTATTAGGTATGACTTAGTTAAGGTCGATGAGGCATTTATATCTGCTTCAGATCTAGAAATTGGAGAAGTTACTTTTTCAAATTTTGATGGAAAGGATAACGATTTAAAAATAAAGGTTTTAAATTCGATTGTATTTGTTCGAGCAGGAGCTATACAAAGTTTAGTATCACAAGCTCTTGTATCTACTTTACAAACATTTGGGTTTTTCCTGATCAATGATTTGCAGACAATGTCACTATGTGATAATAAAATGGCGAATGCTATTTCACTAGAAAGAAATAATATACCCATTCCAAAGACTGCAGTCATTAATAATGTTAAATCCATTGAATATGCTCACGAAAGTATTGGGGGTAAATTCCCAGTTATTATTAAAACCTTAACTGGTACTCAGGGTGTTGGTGTATCGAAGGTGAATGATATGGCATCTTTGGTTTCTGTTTGTCAATCTATGTGGAAGTTCGATGCCCAATTATTAATACAAGAATTCATAAAAACAAAGTCAGATATAAGAACTTTAGTAGTTGATGGGCACATTATAGGTGCAGCAGAAAGAGTAAGACAAGATTCAGATGAATTTAGAAATAATGTCCATCTAGGAGCTAAAACTGTACCATATAAACTATCGGAAGAAGAAAAAGACGTGATTGTACGCGCCGCACGTGCGTCTGGAGCGCTATATTGTGGGGTTGATCATTGTAAAGAAGGTAATAAGATATATGTCTTAGAGGTCAATGGTTCACCTGGTATAAGATCTCATTTCTTAGGATATGATATTGAAACCGGTGAAGAGGTTGGAAAGAAAACAGATATGGAAATGTTTAACCTTGTTTTAGAATACTTCTCAACGGAATTACATAGAAGACCTTTGATGAGACAGGAGTCAGGATATATTGAAAGTCTAGTTCTAGAGGGGATGGAAGATAATCCGATTAGGGCAAAGTTTGATACAGGAAACTCTGCAAAAGCAACTATGCTTCACGTAGACAAATTAGAGGTTGATGGAGATACCGCAATCTGGCAAAAGAATGGATATAAGTTTGAAAGTGAGATAGTTGATGTTTCTGAGGCAAGAAGATTAGACCATTTAGATAAGAGACCTGTAATAGAACATGGGGTAACATTTAATAATAAAAAATATTATATTCGTTTGGGATTAACAACAAAAGATTCTGCATCGGAAATGCTGGTGAATCGGGACCTTTTAAATACCTTTAGGGTATCAGTACACCCAAATAGAAAGTTTATTCTCTCAGATATAGTTTTAAGGAATGATGATACAGATCATTAGAACCTTATTATTTATAAATATATACATTGAGAATAACCGTATTATGAAACATATTAACTAACTCAATTATTGAGAGGATAAAGCGATGGCATTTCAAGTATCACCAGGCGTTCAAATTAATGAAATTGACGCCACAAGTGTGGTCCCAGCTGTTTCTACCTCTATAGGTGGATTCGCTGGATCATTTAATTGGGGTCCTGTTCAAGAGATTGTAACGGTTGGTTCTGAGAAAGAACTTGCCGAGAATTTCGGAACACCAGATTCCAATACAGCTAAATACTTTCTAACTGCGGCATCTTTTTTAAAGTATGGAAACGCACTGAAAGTAGTCCGAGTATCTTCTGGTCACGACAACGCGACCGCTGATGGTTCTGGACAATTGATTAAAAATAAAGATGATTATGATAATAACTACGGAGACGGAAGTCTCACTAAGGGTCGTTGGGCTGCTAAGTATCCCGGCGAATTAGGTAATAGCCTTAAGGTATCAATGATAACTGCAGGAGTTTCTGATTTTGCAGGTTGGACCTATTCAGGTAATTTTGATGCTGCTCCTGGCACATCTGATTACGCTGTTAGTTTAGGTAAATCTTCTGCAGATGATGAATTACACGTTGCTGTTATTGATGAAGATGGAGCATGGACTGGAACAGCTGGTACTGTTTTAGAAACTTTCTCTTTCTTATCACAAGGCTCAGATGCTAAAAAGGGTGACGGATCATCTAACTATTATAAGGACGTAATCAATAATAGTTCTAAGTACATTTGGTGGTTAGATCATGATTCAAACCTTTCAGAAGCTGGAGACACAATCGCAGCTACAACATCATTTACAACTGTAACAGGTGCTGTAGATGATTCACTTGCCGGCGGTTCTGACGATAACTCTCCTACAGTTGGAGAGATTGCTACTGGATTTGATCTTTTTGAAGATTCAGATACAGTAGATGTTAACTTACTATTTGCATATCCTGATGCAAATGGGGCAAATACAATTGCTAATGATCTTATTTCAATTGCAGCAGCAAGAAAAGATTGTATGGCTTTTGTTTCACCCCCTATTGAAGATACAGTGGGAAGTTCTTCCCCTGCTTCTGATGTTTCAGGTTGGGCTTCAGGTTTAACATCATCTTCATACGCTTCTACTGATTCAACAGCTCTTTATGTATATGATAAATACAATGATACATATAGATGGATTGGTGGATCAGGTCATCAAGCTGGTCTTTGTGCCAGTACTGACAGCGTTGCAGATGCATGGTTCTCACCAGCCGGTGTAAATAGAGGACAACTTTTAGGAGTTACCAAATTAGCATTTAATCCTAAAAAGGCAGATAGGGATACACTTTATAAAGCAAGAGTAAATCCGATTGTATCATTACCTGGTCAAGGTACATTACTTTTCGGTGATAAAACTCTTCTTTCTAAGCCTTCTGCATTCGACAGAATTAATGTTAGAAGATTATTCATTACATTAGAGAAAGCAATAGCTACAGCTGCTAAAGCTCAACTATTCGAATTTAATGACGAATTTACAAGAGCTCAGTTTAGAAACTTAGTAGAGCCTTTCTTAAGAGATGTAAAGGGTAGACGTGGTCTTACAGATTTTGCAGTAATCTGTGACGAAACAAACAACACAAGTCAAGTGGTTGATGCAAATAGATTTGTTGCTGACATCTTTGTCAAGCCTTCAAGATCCATTAATTACATCACATTGAACTTTATAGCAACTAGATCAGGCGTCGATTTCACTGAAATCGCCGGCGTATAATAGGAGGAACAAATGGCAATTCTAGGCGTAGATGATTTTAAATCAAAGCTAGTTGGTGGTGGAGCAAGAGCTAACCTTTTTAAGGTTACTATGAACTTCCCTAGCTATGCTCAGGGAGATGTCGAACTAACCTCCTTTATGTGTAAAGCTGCTCAGATGCCTTCATCAGTAATTTCCCCTATCCCTGTTCTTTTCAGAGGTAGACAATTACAGATAGCTGGAGACAGAACATTTGAACCATGGACTGTTACAGTAATCAATGATGTTGGCTTTGAAGTTCGAAACGCATTTGAAAGATGGTCAAACGGCATCAATCAACATAACGAAAATACCGGTCTCACAAACCCCAGAGACTACCAAGCAGACGCAATTGTTGAACAATTGAATAAAGCTGGTGAATCGACTAAGAGATATGATTTCAGAGGCATTTGGCCTTCAAACATCTCTACAATCGAGGTAAGTTATGATAGCGAAAACCAAATTGAGGAGTTTACTGTAGAATTCCAGGTACAATACTGGGAATCAAACACAACTTCTTAAGGGGGATAAATAATATTAGAAGAGGGGATTTTATATCCCCTCTGATAATATAGGAAATAAATTATGGCAGAATTTTTCGGATTTGAACTAAAGAGGAAAGACAAAAAGGCTGAATTGCCTAGTGTTTCCTTTGTTCCAAATACTGATGAAGATGGCGCTGGTGTTATATCATCTGGCGGACATTTTGGTGCGTATTTGGATTTAGACGGCGATAAAGCAAAGACAGAACAAGAATTAATTTTTAAATATAGAGACATATCTTCACAGCCTGAATGTGATGCTGCAATCGAAGATATTATAAACGAAGCAATTGTAAGTGATAATCATGACTTACCAGTTGAAATAGTTCTTGATGAAGTAGAAGCTTCAGATAAAATTAAAAAAATGATTAGGAATGAATTTTATGAAATCCTATCATTGTTAAACTTTAGTTCATATGCTCACGATATTTTTAGAAGATGGTATGTTGATGGAAGATTACCTTATCATATCATCATTGATACTTCCAATCCAAAGGGTGGTATTAAAGAATTAAGATATATTGACCCGACTAAATTAAGAAAGGTCAAAGAACTTGAAGAAGAAATGGACCCTAAAACGGGTGCAAAAATTATTAAAAAACAAAAAGAATGGTTTGTTTTCCAAGATAAAGGATTAGGAAGTAATAATCAGGCTTTAAAGATCAACCCAGATGCAGTTTGTTATGCAACCTCTGGAATTTTAGATCCAAGCAGGAAGAGAATACTTTCTTATTTGCATAAAGCAATCAAGCCTGTAAATCAGTTAAGAATGATGGAAGATTCTCTTGTTATATACCGTATATCAAGAGCACCAGAAAGAAGAGTATTCTATATTGATGTAGGTAACCTTCCAAAAGGTAAAGCAGAAGAATATCTACGTAACATTATGAATCAATATCGAAACAAATTGGTTTATGATGCTAACACAGGCGATGTGAAAGATGATAGAAAACATATGTCGATGCTTGAGGATTTCTTCTTACCACGAAGAGAAGGTGGAAGAGGAACTGAAATATCAACACTACCTGGTGGTGAAAACCTTGGTCAGATAGAAGATATTATATATTTCCAAAAGAAATTATATAGAAGCTTAAACGTTCCTATTAATAGATTGGAACAAGAATCTGGATTTAATTTAGGTAGAACAACTGAAATCACAAGAGATGAAGTTAAGTTTAACAAGTTTATTGGTAGATTGAGGAAAAGATTCTCTGATTTATTCCTACAACTATTAAGAACTCAATTAACTCTAAAGGGTATTATTACAACCGATGATTGGAATGGATGGAAAGAAGACATTCATTTTGATTATATTGAGGATAACTATTTTGCAGAGTTAAAAGAATCAGAGATGATCAGAGAAAGGTTTGAGATGCTTTCAAGCTTAGATGAACACATTGGTAGATTTATATCAAATGCTTGGGTAAGAAAGAACGTTCTTAGATTCTCAGATGACGAAGTGAAAGAGATCGAACAAGAGATCAATAAAGAAAAAGAAACAGGACAGCTTGATATGCCTGATCCTGATGATCCTAGATTCGATTAGAACTCTAAATATTATAAATATATAACGTAAAAGGAATAATTATGGAAATTTTAGATATCATTAATAATGCGAAAGAAGGTGATAATATTAATGCTGGTAAAGCATTTAATTCCGTTATGGCTGATAAATTACAAACAGCTTTGGATGCAAAGAAGATTGAAATCGCTTCTGGTATGATCCAAAGAAAATCAGCTGAACAAGAAGAAGATTAATTCTTAGGAGTAAATATGAAGCTTATAGCTGAATATACAGATTCCGATTTACAGGTTATTACCGAAAGTAAAGACGGAAAAAAATCCCTCACTATTGAGGGTGTTTTTATGCAGGCTGATCAAAAGAATCGTAATGGTAGAATTTACGAAAAGAAAATCTTAGAAAGAGCCGTAGAAAAATACGTAACAGAACAAGTAAAGAGTGGTAGAGCCGTTGGTGAGTTAAATCATCCTGATGGTCCAACTATCAATCTAGATAAAGTTTCACACAAGATCACTGATCTCCGTTGGGAAGGAAGTGATGTTGTTGGAAAAGCATCAATCCTTAAAACCCCTATGGGTCAAATCGTTGAAGGTTTACTCGAAGGTGGAGTTAAGCTTGGTGTGTCAAGTCGTGGTATGGGTAGTCTTGTGCAAAAAAATGGTACCGCATATGTTGGTGATGACTTTATGTTAGCCACCGTAGATATAGTCCAAGACCCTTCCGCTCCAGGAGCATTTGTGAATGGAATTATGGAGGGTGTTGACTGGGTATGGGAAAACGGTATATTACAACCACAAGAAATTGAAAAAATTGAGACTGAAATCAAACAAGCTTCTGCAAGGGTACGACCCGAAGTAGAAATTAAAGCTTTCAAAAATTTCCTCTCGAAACTTGTAAACTCTAAATAATAGGAGAACGACATGTCATTAGACGAAAATAAAGTAGAAAACGCAGTCGAAGACATTTCTGTTGAAGAGCAAATTCAAGAAGTTTCTGAAGAGCTCGTTGATGAAGAACAATCACAAGTAATCGACGGGGAAGAAGAAGCTCTTGAAGAGAAAGCAACAGCAAAAAGTGAGTCCGAACATGAAGATGAAGAGGACGAGGAAGAGGAAGAAGAGCACGAAGAAGTGAAAGAAATCCAAATTCCTAAAACTAAAGCTGGTGTTATTCAAGCTGCAGTAGAAATGCTAAAAACTGCTAAAAAAGAAGACGCGCAGAAGTTATTTGCTAAAATGGCTAAAGTCGATGAAACTTCAGAAGAAGAATCAATCGCATCAGTCGATGCCGCTGCAGGTGCTGTCAAGAAGAAAAACGAACTCAAAGCGAAAGCTAAAGTTGAGAGCGTTGACTTTGAAGAAGACCTAGAAGCTATCATCACTGAAGAGGCTACTTTGTCAGATGGATTCCGTGAAAAAGCAAGTTCAATCTTTGAAGCTGTACTTACATCTAAGTTAGCACAAGAGGTTGACAGGCTCGAAGCTGAATACGCGCAAAACCTTGAAGAAGAAGTTTCTGAAATCCAAAGCGGAATGGTAGAGAAAGTAGATTCATACTTGAACTACGTAGTTGAGCAATGGATGAAGGAAAATGAAGTTGCTGTGACAACAGGTCTTAGAACTGAAATCGCAGAAGACTTTATGACTTCTTTGCAATCAGTGTTCAAAGAGCACTATATTGAGGTTCCTGAAGGTAAAGAAAACATGATCGACGAATTAGCTGATCAGGTTTCTGAACTCGAAGAGAGCTTAAATAAATCAACAGAAGATAACATCAGATTACACGAAACTGTTCAATCTTTCGAAAGAGCAGAAGTAATCAGAAGTGCATCTTTAGGTCTTGCTGAAACTGAAGCTGAAAAACTTAATTCTTTAGTAGAAGGTTTAGAATATGATGATAAAGAATCTTTCGAAATGAAAGTTGGTACTATCAGAGAATCTTACTTCGGTAAAGGTAAAGTTGAAGCAGCTGACGAAGTGAACAGCCTTGCAGGTGAAGATACAGCACCAGTTGATGTATCAGATACTATGGCTATGTACACACAAGCAATTAGTAAATTTAACAAATAGAATCATTAGGGGAAAAACAAAATGTTTAACGCAGATTCACAATTAATCGAAAAATGGGCACCAGTGCTCGAGCATGCAGATGCTCCTGCAATTGGTGACAAATACAAGAAAGCTGTTACAGCTAGATTGTTGGAAAACCAAGAAAGAGCCTGCAGAGAAGAAAGAGCACAAGCTCAAGGTAACTTCATCTCAGAAGCAGCTCCTTTAAACCACGTTGGCGCCGGTATGGGTGCTACCGCTGGGGAAATTGCTGGATTCGATCCAGTATTAATCTCTCTCGTAAGAAGAGCAATGCCTAACCTTATCGCTTATGATGTAGCCGGTGTTCAGCCTATGACTGGACCTACTGGTCTTATCTTTGCGATGAAGTCAAAGTATGGTTCACAAGGTGGATCAGAAGCTTTATTTGATGAAGCTGATACTGACTTCTCAGGTACAGGTACACACCAAGCTGATCCTACTGGTTTAGTAGGCGTAACAGATGCTGATACAGATGGCACCATCGCAGACGAAGCTGATACAGTTTCAACATACGGTGAAGGTCTTGCTACAGCAGCTGCTGAAAGACTTGGCCGTGGTGCTACAGGCGACGGTGCTTTTGGTGAAATGTCTTTCACAATTGAGAAATCAACTGTGACAGCTAAAACAAGAGCTCTAAAAGCTGAGTACACAATGGAATTAGCACAAGACCTTAAAGCAATTCA